CTGGAGCAAGCTGATCGGCCCGTTCTTCTTTGAGTGCAATACATCAGGAGCCTTGTGGTACTACGGGTTCGCTATTCAGTACTCAAGCACTAAGGAGTTCTACTATGGCTGGGGTTGGAAGTTCACTGACGTAGTGGACGGCATTGCTCGGTTTGTCTATCGCATCTCACCATCGAGGACCATACCAGAATGAAAGAACTATTAACGGATGAAGATTTTGATGGCCCAAACATTCGCATATTAGAGTGTCCAGTGTGCGCTAACCCAGTGTTCTGGTGCGATCATGCTTGGCATTGTGAGTTTTGTAACTATCCAAAAGACCTTTAAAGCTAAACCTGTTATGGAACAAGAACTTAAAGAACAAGATCAGAAGGCTGATCTTAATGAACCGGAGCAAGACTGCTATGGTGATGGGAGCGTATATAGAGGAGTCAGAAGTAATGATTCGGAGATAAGGACTATTTTTAACCGATCAGAGCCAGCGAGGAAGCCGATGACGAAGGAGGAGATTGATTCTAAATTTGAATTGGACGGGTCTATGTTTTCTTCATACACAGCTTTCAAACAAGGCGTCCGATGGGCTGAGAAGCATCACGGGATAGGAGAGGATGATGGGAACTAAACACAAACACTACGATGTAATCGTCGCGTGGGCAAATGGTGAGGAGATACAGCTCGAACTCAAAGGAGATTGGATAGATATCAATGAGCCTGATTGGTACGAAACTGTGAACTACCGCATCAAACCCAAGCGCGTGAAGAAAGAGGGGTGGGTGAATGTTTATAAAGCCACCGAACACTGGCACATAGGCATAGCCCACACGTCCCACATAGGCATAGCCCACACGTCCAACGCATACGCCACGAAGGAAGAAGCCTTGGCTGATTACAGATTCGATATTGCGCCGAGCGATACCATCCGCATCGAATGGGAGCAGGAAGAATGAACGACAAAGAACTTCTTGAACTTGCGGCGAAGGCCGCTGGGTATACGCTGGTAGAGCATTACGATGACGACCAGTATTACCCTTGGTGCGTTACGACTGATGCTTTCTGGAATCCTTTACTTGACGATGGCGACGCGCTGAAGTTGATGGTAGCGTTGAGGATTGACGTTGCTCTTTATAGCAAGTGCGTATCAGTTAATGATGCGCCTTTAGAGTTCTATCGCGACGACCCATGCTCCGCAGTAAGACGAGGGATTGTTAAAGCCGCCGCTGAGATCGGCAAGGAGATGGAAACCTCGGACATATCGGAATCTGATCCCGTTCATTTAGGAAAGCCAAACGGATCGTAGTTAAGCTACGATAAAGTGTTTCTTATGATACACAAAGCGGCTTAATGCAAACTATATGGAACATAAACATGAATAACATGATGCTAGAAGCAGGATTAGTTTTCGGCCCACTGCTTACATTGGCGCTACTCTCGCTGGTATGTCACATCACAAACAAAATAAAAGAGCGCAAACATGAAATACGCGACAGGTAACTATTTGATCCTAGGCTTCGACACCGTGGGTACGAAGATCTTCACCAAGAAAGCTGACAGTCAAACGCATATGGGAGCGATAGCGGAAGGCGAGAAATTAGTGGATGATACGTGTTCTACATTTGTAGTGATTCGAGTCCAGCACAACAGTGCAACGCGAATGAAGGAGCATTGGGAGTAAGACACCATGATTGAAAAGCACATCCTGTACGGAGAAGAGACGTACAACCTAGCCCCATTCAAATACGAGTGGGCATACACCATGTCACAGCACAGCCTAGCTAACCACTGGACTCCCAACGAAGTGAGCATGGGCCGAGAAAAGCTATGCTACGAACAAGAACTAACTGCCAATGAGCGGTTTATGTTTAAGCATGTGTTTGCTACGCTCACCACGGCAGACCTAGCCATCCAAGAGAACCTGACCCAGCGGGTTTATGGCCTAGTGAAAGCAGCAGAGATTAAACTCTACATCGCCCGACAGATCGCCGAGGAGGGACTACACAGCGCTAGCTATCAACATGTCATCGAGGTGCTGGGTCTAGACCAAGAGGAGACTTACTCCTTATATAAGCGCGTGCCAGCGGTCAGCGAGTGGTTTGCCTTTGCTAAGTCCATGACCGAATCGGATGACATCCTGATGCCGTTGATCTTTTACTATGCCCTTTTTGAAGGGGTGTTCTTCCCGACAGCGTTCGCCGCTATCTATTCTTTGCAAAGACGCAGGTTGATGGTAGGTACAGGGGAACAGATTCAGTACATCCACAGGGATGAGACGATGCACGTAGGGTTTGGGATCAGGCTGATCAAAGAGATCATTAAAGAGATTGGAGAAAAGCCCCCAGAAGTAGAGGTGCATAAACTATTCGTACAGGCACTCAACAAGATCGAAGCATGGGCACGGCACTGCATACCGGATGTCTTAGGCTACTCCGCAAATCTACACATTCAACACAGCAAGCACCTCGCAGACAAACGCCTCAAGCAATTGGGATACAGTCCTGTGTTCTTTGTAGAGGAAGCCCTGCCTTGGTTGGATGAACAGGCCAGCATCAAGAAGGAGAAGAACTTCTTCGAGACAAGAGTTACCGACTACCAATCAGGTGGTGCATTGAAGTTTGATGACGGCCCTACTGGGCTTGATGACTTATTAAATTGGAAATGAGTACTTAGATGAATAAAGAGAGTGCATTGGAGATTTGTAAATGGGAAAGGATAAAACCCCTTATATGGCAAACAGGTTGCGATCATCAGATAGGGACACCAGAGGAGTGGCTCCCTGACAAGGGGATGTTATGCCTATGTGACCGGCTGATAGAGGTGGTGAATGACCCCCGAAAAAAAAGTTAAAGATACCGCGGTCAAGATCCTTAAAGAACTTAAAGCATATCACTTTTTCCCAGCCACCCATGGCTACGGCAGATCCGGGGTACCGGACATCGTATGCTGTTATAATGGACTCTTCCTCGCCATTGAGTGTAAGGCAGGTAAAGGCAAGACCACGGCCCTTCAAGACCGTGAGATACAAAGGATCAAAGATGCGCACGGCGTAGCCCTCATAGTGAATGAGGAAAATGTCGATGACTTACAGCGTCTGATTCGTAATGAGCTAGTCAAAATAAGGATAGACGAATGGACATGATTACGGTGGATTTTGAGTCTTTCTATGACAAGGACTACAGCCTATCCAAGATGACCACCGAAGCCTATGTGAATGACAAGCGGTTTGAAGTGATCGGGGTGGGCATTAAGGTCAATGATGAGGAGACCAAGACCTACTCAGGATCTAGGATGTACATAGCCGGGGTCTTGGCCGGATATAACTGGAAAGAGCGCGCGGTGCTAGCGCACAATACCTTATTCGATGGCTCGATCCTTGCGCTACGATTTAACATTAAGCCAAAGCTTTGGCTGGACACCCTGTCTATGGCCCGCGCCGTACATGGTACGGAAGTAGGGGGATCTCTTAAGGCATTAGCTGAATACTATGGAGTAGGAGAGAAAGGCTCAGAGGTGATGAATGCTTTAGGTAAACGGCGTATGCAGTTTAGAGCGCCAGAGCTTGAAGCCTACATGTTGTATTGCAAGAACGATGTGGACCTGACCTACGAGATATTTAAGCGGATGGCACCTGCCTTTAATAAGGGAGAGATTAAATTAATTGACCTTACTTTAAGGATGCATACAGAGCCAAAGCTTCTGCTAGATGATGCTGTTCTCTCAAGCCATTTATACATGGTACGAAAGAAGAAAGAAGAGTTGATGGCGCAGATTGCCTCCGATAAGAAAGAGTTGATGTCGAACCCTAAGTTTGCTGCGGCGCTTATAACGCTAGGCGTTAAACCTCCATTGAAGATCTCTTCCCGTACAGGTAAGGAAGCCTACGCCTTTGCCAAGTCCGATGAGGCAATGAAGGAACTTTTGGAACACGAGAACCCGGAAGTACAGGCATTGGTTGCCGCCCGTTTAGGAGTGAAGTCTACGTTGGAAGAGACTCGGACTCAGCGGTTTATTGATATGGCGGATCGGTGTGGCAAGCTACCTGTCCCTCTTAAGTATTATGGGGCTATGACCGGACGATGGGCCGCATCGGATAAGACCAACCTTCAGAACCTGCCGCGCGGTTCAGCGATTAAAGAAGCTATCGTTGCACCGGAGGGGTGGAAGATTGTCGGCGCGGACTTAAGCAACATTGAGCTTAGGGTAGGGCTGTACTTTTCGGGTCAACTCGATAAATTAGAACTCCTTGCTACCGGTACCGATCTCTATAAAGACTTTGCATCTAGTGTGTTTAATGTAGCCTATGACGAAGTGGATGATGACCAACGCTTTATTGGTAAAACTTCGCAGCTGAGTCTTATCTATGGGACGGGTCCAGCAAAGCTACGTGCGGCTATCAAATCCTTATCCGGCAAAGACATTGGGGAAGATGTAGCAAAACGTATCGTTGATATCTACCGGTCGGAATATAGCTGGGTCAAGAACGCATGGTATGAGGGTGAGGCCGCACTGCGCGCTATGAAAGATAATAAGGCATTTACCTTCGGCGAAGTGCTTCCCATGCATGTGGTGGGCAGTGCAGGGATTAAGCTCCCTTCAGGACTATTCCTTAAATATCCTGCGCTTAAGCAGGTAGATGATGCGGGTAAGAAAAGCTGGGTCTATTCCCAACGTAAAGAGATAGTAAGAATACATGGGCCGAAGTGCTTCCAGAACACCATCCAAGCGCTGGCTCGATGTGTGATGGGGGAGTCTATGGTGAGGATAGCCAAGAAGTTACCGGTAGTCCTTACGATTCATGACGCTGTCTACTGCATGGTGCCTGATCAGCTTGTTGAGAAAGCCGCTAAGTTTATTGTAGAAGAATTGAAGCGTCCACCCGAGTGGGCTTTAGGGTTACCTCTCGATGCAGAAGTCGGAGCAGGGCAAACCCTTGCATTCAAGATGGCAAAGTTGGAGAAGTTTAAAGTATAATAGACCTTTCCATCTTTAGAGATGTGTTATGAGCAGGACGCCCGGACCATGGAGCTATAGCTCCCTCAAATTATTTGAGCAGTGCCCTCGGAGATATCAAGCCGAGAAGGTTACAAAGGAAGTACCGTTTACCCAGAACGAGTCAGCCCTTTATGGTGAGCAATTACATAAAGCCGCAGAAGAGTACATCCGTGATGGGGTACCTATTGACCCAAGGTTTAGTTTTATTCAGCCGTATCTGGATAAGCTTAACAGCATTGAAGGGACTAAATTTTGTGAACTAAAGTTAGGAGTCAAACGTGTCGATGGTAGACTGGTGGCCTGTGATTTTTTCGATCCTGAAGTTTGGTTTCGCGGCGTTGCTGATCTGGTCATTGTTAACGGAGACAGAGCATTTATAACTGACTACAAAAGTGGTAAGAATGCTAAGTACGCGGACATTCGTCAGCTAGCATTGATGGCAGCGGCCTTGTTTTTGAAGTATCCTGAGATTAAGAAGATCAAAACTTCTTTGCTGTTTGTGGTGTCTAAAGAGTTCATCAAAGAAAACTTCAGCAAAGACTACGGGTTGTCGATCTTTTCCGAGCTAAATGGGTTACTATCTGCAAGAGACGCGGCATACGAGTCGGATGTATGGAATCCAAGACCTAATGGCCTTTGCCGGAAATGGTGTCCGGTGACAAGTTGCCCGCATTGCGGAGGATAAGATGCCAGTTAGTCCTAAAGACCGTGATTACAAACACGAAGCTAAACTCAAGAAGCTACGTCCGGGCGCGCATGAAGCTGAGATGGAACGGCAACGCGCACGTAGAGCGCTGGACAAGAAGGGGGTAGACCGCACCGGTAAAGATGTGGCCCATGTTAAAGCACTTGCCAGAGGCGGCAGCAATGCAGATGGTGTAAAATTAAGCAGCCCAAAGAAGAACAGGACGTTTGCTCGACTATCGAGTGGGAAGCCAAAGAACAAATATGATACTTAAGACAAGAGCAATAAAAGATATGGCCCGTGAATGCGAGTTGCCAGATCATGTTGTGGACCAATACTTTGAAGCGCTGACTCAGTTTGTCTGGCGTGTCGCTAAGAAGGAAAGGACAATTTGCCGGAACAAAATTCGTGGCTGGCAATTTAGTGATGACATCGGTAAGCCACCGATCCTTGAAGTGCTACGAGACGAAGAAGAATACGACCTACTCTAATTGTTGATGGACTTCGTGCCCCCTAAGGGCATTGTAAAAAGGAGAAGATATGGAAATTGTACAAGACCGCGCGGTCTTAGTTAAAACGCGCAAACCACATTTAATTACGGAAGTCCTGCCGGACAGCCACGTAGTTCAACAAGTGCCCCTCCCATATGGGGAGGTTGGCAGTACGGTAGCTGTGAAGTGGACACTACGTAACACAAAGATTTTACATAACTTAGGGTTTAAGAAAGTCCCATGCCCCATTGGCAAACGCTATAACTGGCCGGGTATGTTCAAGCCCTTTGCCCATCAGGTAGAAACAGCAGGGTTCTTGTCATTGAATCCGCGGTGCTTCTGTTTGAATGATATGGGCACCGGTAAAACGATGTCGGTGATCTGGGCTTCAGACTATCTGATGAAACTTGGGGTCATTAAGCGAGTGCTGATCGTAGCTCCTCTGTCAATCCTCGACACAGCATGGAGGGCTGACCTCTTCAAGACAGCTATGCACCGAAGGGTAGACATTGCCCATGGTAGCGCGGCTAAGCGCAAAGCAATCATTGCTTCGGAGGCAGAATACGTCATCATCAACTATGACGGGATTGAGATTGTTCATAAAGAAATTATGGAAGGGGGGTTTGACCTGATCGTATGCGATGAAGCGTCTGCCCTAAAAAACCACCAGACTAAGCGTTGGAAGCTGATGAACCAGCTAGTACGTCCAGAAACATGGCTGTGGCTTATGACCGGTACGCCAGCGGCTCAGTCCCCTGATGAAGCCTATGGGTTAGCTAAAATTGTGAACCCGACTTCGGTACCTAAATTCTATGGCTCGTTTAGGGATAAGGTGCTGGTCAAGATTACACAATTTAAGTACGTGCCACGACCAGAAGCCCAAGAGATCGTACATAAAGCCTTGCAACCCGCTATCAGGTTTACCAAAGAGGAATGCCTTGACCTGCCGGAGATGACTTATGTAGATCGAGAGGTGCCGTTGACGGCACAACAGCAAAAGTATTATGACAAGCTTAGACAACAACTTTTAATCGAGGCCGCAGGTGAAGAAGTATCTGCAATAAATGCCGCGGTAGAAATGAACAAACTTCTTCAGATCAGTTCGGGGGCGGTGTATTCCGATACTGGGGAAGTCGTAGAGTTTGACTGCGCTAACCGGCTAAATGAACTTGTCGATATCATCAACCAGAGTAGCCACAAGACTTTAGTCTTTGCCAATTTTACCCATAGCATTGATGTTATCCAAAGACATCTGACCAAACAGGGGATTAGCAATGATGCTATTTATGGAGACGTTAAGCTAAGCAAAAGATCTCAAATTATTGATGACTTCCAGAAGACCAACAACCTTCAAGTGCTGGTCATTCAACCACAAGCGGCTTCGCATGGGATCACCTTACACGCGGCCAACACGGTCGTATGGTTCAGCCCTATCCCCAGCTTAGAGTACTACCTTCAAGCCAACGCACGAGTGCATCGAGCAGGGCAAAAGAATCCATGCACTGTGGTGCATTTGATGGGGTCAGGTGTAGAGAAACAATTGTACCGGCGACTGCAGAACAAAAAAGGAGATCAAGAAAGTTTGTTGGCAATGTACAAAAAAGTTATTGGAATGTCTTGACGATCTGAATTATTGGCTTACAATCACAACTACCTCGCCAATGTGGTGAGAGAACCGGAGAATGAGATGACTGACGTAAAAGCTGAGAAGCTAATTAATATCTATCGGAAGATGAGCGCTCGTTTAAGCGAGTTGGAGCAAGAGCAAGACACCATCAAAGCCCAGCGCAAGATAGTAGCAGACCATATGCTAGAGCTGCTAAAAGAGACCGGGGCTGAAAGTATGCGCACGGCTACAGGTACTATTTATCGTACCGTTCGCCCACGGTACACCACCACAGATTGGGACTCGATGTACAAATTTATTGTTGAGAATGACGCATTTCATTTGATGCAGCAACGTGTACACGACACCAACATGAAAAAGTTTCTTGAAGAGAATCCTGAGGTATTGCCTCCGGGTCTTAACTGTTTGAGTGCATACACCATTAGTGTACGCAAGTCTCGTTAGTAGAAATATTTGACGAGGAAAATGTCCCGGCCTATGATGGTCACCCTGCCGAGGACAGCCCGCGGTGCACCGCGAGTGAAGAATGGGGGTTTGACCCTGCCGACAAGTTCGGCGCGCCATAAATTTAAACCATAACGAGGACCTACTCATGTCAAATGACATCATATTATTTCGTGACAAAAACGCCACCCTTCCTCTCCACTTAACTCGTGGCGTCGATGATCTCACCAAGTCTCTGATGGGAGGTGGGGGAAATACCGGCAAGCGCATCTCTATCATGGGCGGCGTATGGCGCATGATTGTAGGGGGTGAA